TTGATCAGGGTGAAGGCCCTGTAGAAGTAAGCACCAACCTTTTCACCATTGTTTCGTGGGAACGCAAATTTAAACGCAAAGCCAGCGACTTGGCAAACGGTATCGGCATTGAAGATTTGGCGTACCTTGCACACCAGGCATGCCAACAAAACGGCGTGACCGTGCCAATCGTTATGGACGATTTTATAAAGAAGCTGGTGTTGCTCGAAGTTGTCAACAATGAGATTGACCGCCCTACCAAGCCAGTACCCACCGATACGCACTAGCCCAAGTTTTAGTAGCGACAGGGTACTGGCCACAGCAAGTAGAGTTTGATACCAACGACCTAGCAACGGTCATTAAGGTCATCAACGAAAGCAGAAAATAGTCATGGCAAACATCAGCACAACCATTTCTGTTGTTGGTGTTAAAGAAGCCTTGGCATATCTCAACGGTGTTGACAAAACCTACCGCCGTGAAATCACCCGACAGTACGCCGCAATTGTTGAACCCATCGTAAAAGACGCACAATCACATTTGCCTAGTAGCGCCCCCATGTCTGGCTGGAAACGCAACTACAGCGTAGGTGGACAAGCAAAAGCTGAAGCAAAAGGTCAAACTTCACGCCTAGTAGGTCGAGGCACCCAGCGTGACAATTTTAGTCGAGCAGCACCGGACCCCACAGACTTGTTGCCCTGGGACGGTGCCAAACAAGCCAAACTAATTAAACCTTGGGTGTCAGGTAAAAAATCCAAAGCCAACACTTTTGGTTTAAAATGGAACAGCAAAAGCGCCGCACTATTTGACTTGTCAGGCCGTGCCAAAACCCCACAAGGTGAGCAAATGATTACCGTATTGGGCGCCCGTTTTGGTGGCCCTAGCCGTGTGATGTGGAAATCGTACGAACGTGCCGATGACCAATTACAGGAAAACATGCGCCGTTTGATTGAAGAAATCATGGCAAGTGTCAACCGAAATATGAAGGTGATCTAATGGCTATTTCAATCCCGATAGTTTCAGAATTTAACCCCAAAGGTATTGACAAAGCCTTAAGAGAATTTCAGAAACTAGAAACCGCAGGGCAAAAAGCACAGTTTGCTATAGGCAAAGCAGCCGTACCTGCAGCTGCTGCACTTGGCGTTCTGGTAGGTGTTGCTAGTGACGCTGTTGGCGCTTTTATGGAAGATGAAAAATCAGCCAGCGCTTTAGCCAAAACATTGGAAAACGTGACTGGCGCTAACGATCAGGCTGTTAAGTCGACTGAAGATTGGATTACCAAAACTTCATTAGCCATATCTGTTGCTGATGACCAATTGCGCCCAGCTCTTGACAGCCTGGTGCGAGGCACGGGTGATGTCACTAAAGCCCAAGATTTGTTGACTTTGGCTCTAGATATTTCTGCCGGTACTGGCAAAGACTTAGGTTCTGTAGCTGACGCATTGTCAAAAGCATTTAACGGCCAATTAGGACCACTAAAGAAATTAGACCCTGCTTTGGCTGGCATTATCGAGCAGGGCGGCGGCGTAGACGAAATATTTGCCCAACTAAGCGAAACGTTTCAAGGTCAAGCCGCAACAGCTGCAGATACCACCGCAGGCAAAATGGAAAATATTAAAATCCGTATGGACGAAATGAAAGAATCCATCGGTGAAGCCGTAGTGCCAATCCTTGAAAAGTTGTTGCCAGCCTTCACTGGCATGTCAGATTGGGCGTCAAAAAATACGGGCAAAATTGTGGCTATCGGTACAGCAATTGCAGGCATTGCGGCAGCTGTCGTTTTGATAAATGGCGGCCTTGCTGTGTATAACGCTTTGACCGCATTAACGGCAGCCGCCAACGCTGTACTTGCCACGTCTTTTACTGTTCTTTATGTTGCTACTGGCGTAGGAATTATTATTGCCATTGTTGCCGCCATAGTTTTATTGCAAGCCAAATTCAATATTTTGGGCGACGCTGTAGAAGGCGTAAAAATCATGGCGCAATTCTTGTGGGACAAAATTAAAGAAGGTTTTGGCTGGATGGTCAACAATTGGCCGTTGTTGCTAGCAATTATTACTGGACCGTTTGGTTTGGCTATCTATGCGGTAGTCAAATTTAAAGACAAAATTATTGAAATCATTAGGTCAATAGTCAGTTTTATGGTTGACGCATTTTCAACCATTGCCGAAACAATTTTGGCACCATTCAAAGCCGTATTTAACGGCATAGCCGAACTATGGAACAGCACCGTAGGCGCCTTAGGTTTTACAGTCCCAAGTTGGGTGCCACTAGGTTTAGGCGGCAAAACATTCGAGGTGCCAGACATACCCGTTTTGGGTGACGGTGGAATCGTGACGGGTCCCACCCTGGCGCTTATCGGGGAACGAGGCCCTGAAGCCGTCATACCTTTAAACCGTGCCGGTGGTGGCATGGGTGGCAACACAATCAACGTAAACGTCACTAGCGCCAACCCTCAAGAAGTAGTGCGAGCATTACAAAAGTATGTGCGCCTAAACGGACAAGTCCCAATTAACACCAGGGGCATGTAATGGCAAAAATACCTTGGGTGTTTAAAAACGATACAACCAGCACCGTTTTTACTACTAGCGTTTTGTCAGCAAACTACATGTATTTGCGCCAGTCCTACAAAGACTATTTCGCTGGTTCTGCCTTAACTATCACAATCAAAAACCAAGCAAATGAAGCTGCAGGTTTTACTTTAAACGACCGTGTTGACCTGTACTACATGGAAAGCGCAACCAAAGTTTGGAACCAAAAGTATTGGGTAGACGAAATCCAATTTACGGATTACCCAGGCAACGTGGGTTTGTCGACCGCCACCATTACTTGTATTGACTGGCTGGCCCGTGCAGCTCGTGTTTTGGGCAATAGCACAGTTATACCGTCAACCACTACTTGCCAGCAGGTAGCCCGTTTAGCAGCTGCCGCAGGTGGCCCACTACCCCCAGACATGACTGTGGGTGTAGCAACAGGCGACAGTTTTGGTGCTGCTGCAAGCGTTGTCGAATCATGCGTAAGTTTTATTCAACAAAGCCAACTAACCGAAAATGGCAGCGTGGCCATGTTTGGGCAAACATTCCAATTGAACCCACGGCGAACTTTAGTTATGGCAACGCACGCAGAATTTGGGCGCACACCATCAGCCAGCGTTTTGGGATACCAAACATTTGACCGAATTCGTGCCGGTCAATCAATGATTAACCAAGTTGAAGTTAACTATGGTGGCGGCGCAGGCACGACTACATACACAAACAATGACAGCGCCAACGTTTACGGCAAATATTCAGAAAACGTCACAAGCACAAACACGGGTCCTGTGCCTGCAGGGACACTTGCCAAAGTGCGAGCTTTATATCAGGGCGAGCCAACTACTCAAAGATACATTTTTAGTTTTGACGACCTGACAAACAACAATGCTTTAATGGCTACTTGGCTTGACCTGTACAAAACTCAAGGTTCTTTTACTTATTACATGAATTATTTGGTGCCTGGTGACGCTGTACAAACAACAGAATTAATACGCCTCGAAGGGGTCAATATTGACTTAACCCCAGAACGGACAACCTTTACGGTTTACGCCAGCCCATTCGCTTATTACGATATGTTTGTGCTTGGCACCCCAATGGGTGTTCTGGGCCGTGATTATTTAGGCTGGTAAACACATGAGAAAGCAAAACTAATGGCAACCCCACCAGTGTTTTTAGACGCAGAAATTCTTTACGCAAGTTCAATGAACAAAATTGGCATGTGGCTGGTTAAAACACAGACGATTGGCACAGCCGTGTCAAGCGTTGCCGTTACTGGTGCTTTTTCAAGCGATTACGACAACTACAAAATTATTATTAGCGGTGGTGCCTCAAGCGCCCAATCGTTCTTGACTTTGCAATTAGGCGCTTCGACTACTGGTTACTACTACGCCAACTCTGGTGTCACTTATGCCGGCGCCGCTTTAGTTGGTGGTGCAAGTAATGTCGGGAATTTTCAAGCAGGATCAACATTTATTGGCAACGGCCTACAGGCAAATGTTGAACTACAAAACCCGTTTTTAGCCAAATACACATTTATCCAATCATCAGGTACAGGCATAACATTCGCCACCCCAAGTGTGGGTTATCACGGCGTAGCAACTTCTTACACAGGGTTCACCATTAGTGTTACTTCAGGAACAATCACAGGCGGCACAATCTACGTGTACGGATACAGGTACTAGGACATGACAAAACCAAATATACAAATTGACGATGAAGTTAGAGAAATGACCGACGAAGAGTACGCCCAATTGTTGGCGTCAGGTTGGACAGAAGAACCGATAGAAGAATGAAAACGCTAGGCATTGTTGCGCTTTTGGCTGTGGCCCTAATGTTTGTTGTTACCAGTTGTAACGACAGAACCCGTGATAACTGCGAAACCCAACCCACAGCCCAAAGGTGCAACCAATGAAAAAGTACACAAACTCAGAAATTAAAGCTCGACTAATTCTTATCGTGGGTATTGCTTTAGCCGTAGCGTTTCTAGGTTCGACTGCAGCTTTGTTGTACGGCCTGCTGTTTGTGATTCAACCTTTGGAAGTCAGCCCTAATGACGAATCAGCTTGGGGGTTACTATCACCAATGATGTTGTTTTTAACCGGTGCCTTATCTGGAATCCTGGCAAGTAACGGCCTAAAGGACAAAGGAGAAAAAGACGATGGCAATTAGACCCTACACCGGCAACAAAGACGCCGTACACGCCGCTAAGCGTGAAGGCACCAAAGTGTTTGTCGACTACTGTTGCTACCTTTTTGGCGTAACAAACATAGGCATTTTTAACGACAGAAACATGGTTGGGACAACCCCACCAAAGAAGTCAGTACATGCCACCTGGCGAGCTGTAGACCTTAAAGGCACCCCTGAACAACGGTTAAAACTGATCGACTTCCTATTTACCCACCGTGACATTCTGGGCATAGAAGAAATCCACGACTATGCAGGCACCTACAAAAACAACCCCAAAGGCTGGGGCGCTGGCTACC